CAACATCATGATCGGGCTGGTCAACCGCGAATGGGAAGGCGACCTTAAAAAAGTCGGCGACACCGTCCAAGTCCGCACCCTCGGCTCGGTCACGATGGGGCCTTACACGAAGGGCACACCGATCAACTATCAGAATCTCGCGCCCGTGAAAGAGCCGCTCACGATCTCCGATTCGCAGTATTTCGCATTTCAGGTCGAAGACGTTGATGAGGCGCAGACGGACATGGACACCCTGAACGCTTACACGAAGCGCGCAGCCATCGAACTCTCGAACGTCATCGAGCGCAAATGCCTCTCGCAATATGCCAACGCGCACGCGAGCAACAAGATCACCGGAGACGGCGGCGCGGCCATCACGCTCACCAAAGACAACATCTATGACAACTTCATCGAGGCGGGCATCCGGCTTTCCGAAAAGAACGTGCCGCTCTCAGGGCGATGGGCGGTCGTTGATCCGCGCACCGCTGGCCTCATCCTCAAAGCGCCGGAGTTGATCAAAGCGACCGTGCTCGGCGACTCGGTCGTGACGAACGGCGTGATCGGCGGAGCGCAGAGCACCGCCGCGCCGAAGGCTGGCTTCCTCGGTAAATTCGCAGGCTTCGACACCTACCAGAGCACGCAAGTCCCGGCGGCGGGCGGAGCGAAGTATCTGCAATTCGGCGATCCCTACGCCATCGCCTACGCCGCGCAGTTGAACGAAGTCGAGCGCCTCAGATTGCAAGACCAATTCGCGTGGGCTGTGCGCGGCCTGCTGCTGCACGACGCCAAAGTCTTCGCGGAGAATTCGAAGCGCCTCGCCACGATCAAAGCGGCGCAGTAACAAGCGAGAGGAACTAACACGGAGTGACGACACCCCGCGACACAATGGCTGAACTGATAGCGCGGCTGCGTCTCCTCACCGGAGACAAGGCCGCGCTGCCGGTCTTTGACGACGGAGAGCTTCAAGACGCGCTCGACCGATACCGCGAGGAAATCCGGTATGAGCGCCTTGAAGCGTTTCCGACATACGCGCCGGGCGGAGCGGCCACCTACACGCTGCACAAAGCATGCAGGGGAAACTTCGAGACGGACGTCGAACTCGTTGATCTGAGCTACTCGCCGGTCGAAACGACCGAAGGCGGAGCGGACTATCAAAACGGACGCTTCACCCTCACGGAATCAACGCTGACCGTGATGATCACCGGCAAGCGATATGACCTTTATGCGGCAGCCATCGACGTGCTCGAACAATGGCTCGCCATGCTCAAAGACGAGACAGACTTCAGCGACGGGAAGCGCAACTTTAAAGATTCGCAAAAGCGCGATGCCGTCGAGCAATTGATCAAGCAATACCGGCGACGGGCGCGCGTGAAGACGGGGCGCATTCTCACGCCGGACATCAATCCGGATCGCAGATGCGGACAGAGCGACCGCAGCCGCGCGCTCGTCGATGATTTCATGAGGCGCGATGGCTGAACCGCTCGACGTAAAGACAGCCCGCGCGCTCGAACGCTCGCGCAGCAAAATCCTCGGCGACGCCGCGACGATCACGCTGCTCGACAGGCAAGGCGCGACCATCATCACCGCGACGCAGTACTTCATGGTGGAGCGCAAGAGCGACCTCGCGCTCGGCGAATCATGGCTGCAAGCGGAGATTTCAGAGCACGCCGGAGTGACGCAGGCGCACATGCTCAAACTCGTCTCGATCACTTTCAAAGGCGCACGCTACTCGGCCTCGCAGAATGACGATCCGCAGACGGAGGCGCGCACCTGGTTGATTCGGCTGACGCCGATCACTCGCAAGACGACATGACGCAGACGACACCAAACGACAGCACGCTGCTCGCGGCCATCGACACATCGATCACGGCGCTCGGCACAGGCGCGCTCGTTGTTCCCTTCTTCCCGGCAGCACTACTCGCGCCGGGCATGAGCCTCAATTACGGACGGCTCGAAGACGCGACGGTCAACGCATGGTTTTTCTCGCTCTACTCGCAAGGCGGGAAGCGCATCGGCGACGTGGCCGAAGAACCGGCGAAGGCGCTCGGCGAGAAGTACACGCGAGATTGTGATTGGGTCTATCGCTTCAAATACATCCGGTCGTTCAGCGAGGAACTCGACAGCGACGGAAAGCGCAGCGACCAACTATTCAGCGAGAGCATCCAGCGCGTGATGGACGGCCTCGGCCTCAACCCGAAACTCGGCAGCGACCGGCACGTGGACAGGCACTTCGAACTCCAGATCAAATCGCGCACCGTGCCCGCATACGGACAGGAACTCGCGCACACGGCGGACGGCTTTCTCCAGATCAAATTCTGGCAGCAAGTCAAACCTTAAACAGAGAGACAGAGGAAAGGGACACACACACACCATGAGCACTACCTACTTAATGCTGAGAGGCAACGTCAAGGTCGCCGACCGTCACAAGACGACCGGAGAGCCGGGCGCAGTAACGGACGTGGGCGAAGCGCCGGTCTTCGACATCGCCGTCGAAGTGAAATTCATTGAAAACATGAATACCTCCGGCGCGGTTTCGGAAAAGGACTTGCACGTCGCCGGAGAGCAGACCGGCAAGGTGATGATCACCGTTAAAGAGCACACGAAGGAAAACCTCGAAATGGCGGTCTGGGGCGTGACGCAGACGACCCCAGAGACGGACGTGGTCGCTTCGCCGATGCAGATGGGACTCGAAGTCGGTAAGGAATATTTCCTGCCCGGCAGACCGCTCAACGTCAGCGACCTGAGCGTCGAGGATTCGACACCCGTCAATCCGATTGACCTCGTGCTCGGCACGCACTACACGGCGAACCTGACCTCCGGCCTGATCAAAATTCTGGCCTTCCCCGTCGGCGTCGTACAGCCGATCCGCGCGAGCTTTACCAAAGGCGAAGTCACGGACGTGGGGCTGCTGGCGAAGAAAAGCAAACCGAAATTCATCTTCCTCGAAGGCATCAACATCGCCGACGACGACGCGCCGATTGCGGTCGAACTCTTCAAAGGCTCATTCAGCCCGGCGAAGAAAATCGGCCTCAAGGGTAAAGAGGCGGTCGAATACGAATATGAAGTCGAACTGCTCGCCGACACGACCAAACCGCGCGACGCCGTGCTCGGTCGTTACGGACGCATCCGCACGCCGACCGTGCCCGCGTAATGGCTGATTACGAAAAGCACTTCCGGCAAGCCCTGAGTGAAATCGACCGCAGAGCTTCGGCGCTCGTTCGTCGCACCGGCCTTGATATCGAGGCGGACATCAAGAGCGACATGACAGCGCCGAAGCACGGTCGGACTTACACGCGCAAGGGCACGACGCACACGGCCAGCGCGCCCGGCGAAGCACCGGCTGTGGATCGCGGCACCCTCGTCAACGCGACGCAGGCCGTGATGGATGGAGACTTCGCCGTCGAAGTCGGAGCGCCGACAGAGTACGCGCCGATTCTCGAAGAACAGATGGAGCGGCCAGCATGGGAGCGCGCTGGCAAAAAAGCAAAAGGCAGATTCGCTCGCAACGCAGAGCGCATGAAGTAGGAACGGACACACACACAATGGCACGCAAAAAAGTTAATCGTAAAAAATTCATAGACGCGACGCTGACCACGCTCGTGAAGCTGACCTTCGATGACGAAAACGAAGGCCGCGTGACGGACGATTTCAAACTCGTCTATTACGCGCTCTCGCCGCGCAAACAACTCGAAATAGATCAATGGGCGGAAGCCTATGACGAGAAGCAAAAAGAGCGCGCAGCGCGGAAGGCGCTGGCGAAGACGGCGCGCGACAAGCAAGCGACCGGAGAGAGCCTGAGCGATGACGAGCAGGCCGCGCTCACGGCAGACGACGCGAGCGACGCGCAGGCGGAAGACGAGGCGGAAGTTTATGTGCTCGCCGAATTGCTCGCGCAGATGATCCATCAGCTACCGGAGATTGTCGAAGGTGAAGGCGAAGACGAAAAGCCGATGGCGATCACCGTCGAAGAACTCGCAGGCTTCGCACCGCAAAACCTTCTGGCGATGCGCGACGCCATCCGGAGAGATGTCAACCCAAACGCACAGCCCTGAGATTGCTCGCGCTCTACATAGCAACCGAAGGGCAACGGGGCAAAGCGCCTCCGGAGTTACCAATCCTAGAGCTTGCATTTTCGATGGGCGTCAACCCGGAGGAAATTGCGAACGATTGGTCTGAGTATTGGGTGAACCGGCTAATCATGTACCGGCAGGCTGTGGCGCTCGCGCCAAGCATGCGGTCGGCAGCGAGATAACAGATGGCATCGAACACCCGCATCGAAGCATTCAGGCTGACAGGCCGCGTCGAGATAGACAGCAAGACGGCCTCACGAAACCTGAAGCAAGTCGAGCGCGACGCCGACGCGACGGATCGCAAATTCAAAGGGCTGCGTGGCTCGGCCAGCGCAGCCCTGCGCGAACTCGGATCGGGCGGCGGTCTCGGCGGAGTATTCAAAACCCTCTCGAACGGCGGCGATGATTTCCTCGGCAAGCTAGGAAACATCAGCGAGATCGTACAGGGCATCCCGGTCGTCGGCGGGATGGCAGCCGGGCTGATAAAGACCATCAGCGCGCCCGTACAGAGCGTCATCCAGATGGGCGTCGAATTTAACGACACTATCGAGATGGCGCGCGTCGGCATGAAGACGCTGATGGGCGGAGACGTAAAAAAGGCGGACGCCTACCTTAACAGCCTCAAAGGATTTGCCAAGAGCACACCCTTTGAATTCCAACCCCTAGTCAAATATTCGCAGCAACTAATGGGCGTCGGCTTCGCAGCCGAACAGATACAGCCCATGCTCACCGACCTCGGCGACGCGCTCTCCGGCGTCGGCGCAACCGACCGGCTCGATGAAGTAATCAAGCAGATCGGACAGATGCGCGCGAAGGGCAAGGCATCGTTTGAAGAACTCGGAACGATAGCCGAAACCGGGATTCCAGTATGGCAAATCCTAGCCAAGCAAGTCGGCGTGACAGACCGCGAGATGATGAAGTTTGTGGAGACGGGCAAGGTCAACGCCGACGCCGCGATCAAATTCCTGCTCGAAGGCATGCGCGAAAAGTATGGCGGGCTGATGAGCGAGATGGCGAAGACACGCCTCGGCGCGCTCTCGAACTTTAAAGACGCCATGCAGCAACGCGCGGGCGAAGCGACCGTCCAGCTACACGGCCAGATGACGACCGCGCTCAATCAAGGCGCAGACCTCATCAACGGCAGAGGCGGCGCGGTCGTGGCCTCGGCCATCAACACCGCGAGCGGAGCGGTCGGTCAGGTTTTCAATATGGGATTGAAGGCGCTGACGAGCGGAGACTTGCTCACCAACGTGCGCGACGCAGCCGG